CTTAGGAATGCCACCAGCATAGGTTTGAGTGTGGTGAGTAAGCCCCATGCGGTGAGTATGACCACACACTACCGACATACCGCTACGCTTGGCCAGACCAAGTGCTGTGGCTCCTGCCGTAGGCTGAATATTGCCCTCATCACCATGAAATAGTAGCCAATTTGGGGCTAATTGATAGGGTTTTTCGTGGTATGTAGCGCCGATGTCATCTAAGCGTAAGAAGTTTCTCAACTCTAACTCAGGCAAGCCCAGTAATCCTGGAGCGCGCATCATTACAGTATTGAATAACCTATCGGTATGATTAGAACGAATGATGTGCTTAACTTTGAGTTGCTCAAGGATGCGCGTGGTTTCGTCGCGATTCTTTCCGATGCTACGTTCCCATTCCATAGCGGTTCCCTTGCTCCACTTAGAAATAGTCTGCATGTCCATCTCGTCACCAACAGATACAACCTCATCAGGCTTAATAGCCGACACAAACTTAATGAGATTCGCGACGGCTCTCTTATCATGGTACGGGATTTGTAAATCTGATACGCAAACTATAGTTTTCATTACTTGGCTCGTCTCTTGTTCTCTTTGGCGACGTTCTTCTTATGACTCATCGCTTGTAGGTTACTAATGCCATCGCGCCCAGCGCGTCCACCATTATCTTTGTGGTCTACGTCGGTTGTCTTCTTCAACTTCTTACCAGTAGCAACCTCGTAATCACGACGAGCCTTGTTAGTAGAAGTAGTCTCGGTGGTGCCGTCTTTCTTCTTGCGCTTAATTACGTAGATTGGACGACCACCATTTGCTTTACTGCCTTTATAAGGTCCAAATATTTTCATTTATTTCTCCAAGTATCATTGAAAGTTGCAATGCAGAACCAAGTGCCTAAAGCAATTGGAATAAGTAGTATCCATTTCATTTGTTATCCCATTTTCCTTGTAGAACTAGCAACCCAATGATTGCATAGTTTGCCATGTCTTTGAAAGAATCTTCCAGAGATTCGTGTTGCGGAGAAACATTCCTGTCGACTAGGTTATTAATCCGAGCCAACTTATCGTGCATTCTCACTCTGAGTCCATTGATTGCTCCGCCAGGAGAGTCGGAGATATTGCGAGAGCCGTAGTCATTGTGCTTACTAAGAAGCAAATCACGTAAGCCATCGTAGATAAACTCTACGTCTGACGAGAACTTAGAATGGGGACTTGCAACTCTAGGGTTAGGTTGCCCTCCGAGTATCCCCACTTCATTTTTTTGAAGCCTTGTTCTTCCAGTAGGATTATAATCTGCCATATTTCCTCACGCTCCGCCTTTGTCATCATGTTTTCGGTTTCTTTGCTTTAGTAGGGTCTCAATCTCTTTATCAATGTCGCTCATGTGTTCATGTACCACTATGTCTTCGATGATTGATTTCATATTTCCTGGGTCGGTTTCTGCTGCGTATAGTGTCGCATAGGTAGACTGGGTAATAGATTTAATCTGGGCAGGGTCATCAGCATAAGAGAAGAGACATCGGAGTAGAGAGCCGACCATCAACGAATACCCGTTAGGTAGAATTAACTTGGGGTCAAACTCTTCACCATCTTCATCTTCAATTAGGTGGTCTGTCGCCTCGAATACATTATCAAAAGGGGTTCCGCATACTGGACACGGAGGAATCTCATCATATTTCGCCATCGTTGAATCCCATTTTCTTGTAGATGTACTCGGCACCTTCTTGTACAAACATAGAGTTGACATCCTGACCATCGGGTAACTGTATGATGGTGACTGGCAACTCACGTGCTAAACTTGTAGCAAATTCTTTTCCTGGTTGGTCTCCATCAGCAAATACATAGATGCGCTCAAAGTCTGCAAGCAATCGAGTGTAGTGCTTCTTCCAACTGTTAGAACCTGGAACTCCTACGCAAGGGATACCAATGCAGGCAGACATTGTGATAGTATCTAACTCGCCTTCGCATACTCCAATGAATTCTCCAGCGCGCTCAACATCGAGCACGTTGTACATCTTGGTTTCCGCACCAGTCATGCCCATATACTTAGGCTCAACTGCAGGGTTAAGGGAACGAAATCTAATATCAACCACACCAGACTTGGTGATGTAGGGAATAGAGAGACGACCAGCATAGGCTTCATGTCCAGGTTCAGGCTCCACGACTACGCCTAATCGCGCCAATCGCGCTACTTCCTTGGTGATTCCCCGACTTGCTAGGTAACTTTCTGCCTGATAAATGTTTTCCGCGTACACTTTCATGGCTTTCCCCAGTAATTCCTTCTGCAATGCTCCTTGCTTCACGTGTGTCTACTCCTTCCTTCTTAGCAATAATTTGGATACTGTTACCTTGCATACCGCAAGCAAAGCAATTGAATATATTTTCTCTTGTATTAAAACTTGCACTTGCATGGGAATCATTATGGAACGGACACTTAACATTTACCTGACCACTAGTGCGAAATATATTTGCACCATAGTGCTTTAATACCGCTACAATATCTGGTAAATCATCCACCAAAGATATCCCCTAATCTAAATACTAAATAAGCATCTGCTATTGACTTGCCTCTGGCTTTGATGACGACGGCAGGTAGGATAACTTCGAGGTCGATGTTCCTTGCCTCCGCATAATTCGCTGCTTCAACTTGAGATTCCTTCGCCCAACCAGAGAGGTCAATGCGATTTCCTGCACCTGGCGCTTTGGCTTCGAGGATTCCAATGCTTCCAAGGAAGTCCGAACGGACAACAATGTCGCCCTCATCTTTTGAACCTCGTCTTGCAAGGCGTTCAGCGTCGTATCCATTTGCTCTAAAATAGTCTTTGAGGTCGGTTTCAAATCCTGCTCCCCTTGCTTTATGTGATTTACGTGTTGTCATGAGTTCTCTGGAATGTCATCGACGTACATGTATTCGGGATTGAACGCTAACCAAGTCATGAGAGTTCCTCCCGCATCTGCTCTTCCGTAGCGATTTTTGACTGATGCCACGCCAAGCGATGTGCCGACAGTCCCGAGCGTACATATGAGCGCTGGAAGTTGGGATACTTTGCCTTGAATTGCACTTCGTGGCTGACAAGGATTCCCAGGAACTGCTTCCGAAGTATGGTGTAGTACGACAATCGCAGCATTAGTTGCTCTAGCAAGGTATTTCAACTCCTTCATTATGGCTCGCATGGAAGCGAACTCCTCACCACCATCGGTGGCAACATCCATTAGGTTATCAACGATGATGAGGACAGGCGGACATCCCCACAACTCTTCGAACGCCTGTACCTCTTCATCTATATCTTGCAAAGTTGGCGATGATTCAAACGACCAAACTATATGACTACCTTTTTGGAGGACAGCCTTCGTCCAACCAACATCAGTATTAAGTTTATGCTCAACATCACCCTGACTCTTCCCTGAAATCATCGACGCTAATCGCATCGCCATTGTATGCGCATTGGTATCCGCAGAAATGTATAATGTTGGAACATTTGTTTTTAGTGCAATCGCAAGTGCGAGTGTAGATTTACCCGCTCCTGGGGCTGCAGCAAACATAGAAACTTCTGAACGTCGTATGATAATCTTATTCGCTTCAAACGCCTTAAAGCAACTAGGAAGGGGTTCCCCACCAATGGAGTCTCGTCCTACTGAACGTACTAGAGTTCTCATCGGTACCCTTCCTAGTTAGTTTAAAATGGAAATTCTTGTGCGATTAGTTCACTGGCTTGCATTGGTCCGCGCCCTGCGGCATCGGACAGACCCACATTGCGTAAGGATTCCCTGTCTTCTGGGAGATTCCCGACTTGTACTTGCGTGGTCCGTGCTGGCAAGTTGGTCCACCTTGAACTGGGCTGGTCATAACTGATGGAGCCTGAGCCTGGGGCGGACTTGATATCGCTGACGGAGCGATGCTTTCTGTGGTACTGGATGTTGATAAAGGGGATACCGTGCCTGCTGTCGCAAGTTGGCGCTGTGTCGCAGCAATTTGAGTAGCGTAATCACCAATATTTTCGAGTAGTACACTTAACTCATCTGCGGTATTAGCGCGAATGTTAATCAGGTCTCCCGAAGGAGTCTTATAGGATACTTGTAGTTTCCAGTCTTCAGCCATTATCTTTTTCCTTGTCTGCTGGTTCAACGCCCAGCACTAGTCTTACTTCATTCTTGGTTAGAATATCTAACTTAAATGCTTCCAGTACATCAGCAAATGAGATATCCATTATTTATCCTTCTTGGTAGAGAACTGACAATACTCTGTGAGTCCACATAAGTATTGGCAATTGTTTGTGTTGGGCAAGAATATCTGAGCCTTACGCGCTGTGTCAAATTGTTTGACAAGATATTCCATTTTATCGTAAGTATATTCTGATAGGTCGACCATCTCGGATATGTTATTACCGCGAGACATATAGTAGGTTCCCCACTTGACGGGCACACCGAAGGTTTGCTCAATGCCTAGTTTATAGAATCCAAGTTGTAGGCTACTAGATGGGGTCTGTTGAGAAGTCTTTAAGTCGACAATCACTAACTCGCCATTAACTTCAAATACTCGGTCAATAATCATCTTGATAGGCACACCAGCCACTACTGGGGTGAGTGCCAACTCAATCCCAGGATTGCCGTCGGGAGCATTCCAAATCTTCCAACTTGTGTTATGCTTACGCCATTCGATGTAGGCTTGTACCCACTTTGGTCCTTGGCTTTGCCAGAAATTAATATCTTCTTTGTTGGGGTTAGCCTTAGTAGCACGACCACCCACTCGAGCATTGGTGAGGTCGATGTCGCCCTTAGTCTCAACCCATGCTTCATCCCATAGTTGTCTTACTGGGTCTTGCATCATAGTGTACTCTTATCGTAGTTCTCGCAAGCCAAGTGGAATGCAGACCCTCCCACAGACCACACAGAGGGTTGCTCCTGCTTGTTGAGGAGCCGACCAAGGTAATACTGGTAGCCGCAGGTCATGTAGGTTGAGAAAGCCGAATAGGACATATGTTCGGGTAGTGTATAATCTTCTAGTTCTATTGCCATGTCTCTATCATAGCATTGGATGTCAAATAATTAAATTGGGTTAATTAATTGACAGACCCTTTAGGGTCATGTATACTTTATATTAATATATTATATGATATAAATAATACGAACGCTTAGGCGTTCGTTTATATATAATATATATAATTATATATATTAGGGAGAAGTATGTCAAATACATTCTGGGCAGTATTTTTTGGTTCTAGTGTTGGTCTATTCACCGTCAATATCGTTACAACCTTGGTCGATGAATGGCAGCATCGTCAACGCCATAAGAGGGTACACGATGTCCTAGAACTGCTGGAAGATTCAGAGTACGAGGATTACGTCTAACCCCGTAAAACGACAAAAGACCCCCTCGCCCTAGGTACTAACCTAAGGTAAGGGGGTTTCTTGTCTTAAAAGGGGCTTAGAAGCCGTTTAAAGAGGTATTTAGAGGCTTGCTCCGCGTCCAAAATCTTTGGCTGATGGGTCAAGTGCCTTAAGGATAGGACCTGCCACCGCTGCAACACCAGCAAGTAGGATTTCTTTTGGGTCAGTCTTACCAACCAATACGAGTGCGAGCATCGCTGCTACCGCTGCACGGAAGTAAGTTGATGCAATTGCTGCTAGTTTATCTTTGTTCATTATTTGCTCCATTTCGGTCTCCCGAATCCCACCACGTATACTGGTAGTTTTCGAGTGTTGTTTTTCTTATAAGCACGAACCTTCATGCAAACTTGTCCGCCGTTTGCTTGGCTTCCAGTAGGCTTGGTATCTGGGCTAGTATTGCCCTCGACTGTGACTACAGAGCCATCTAGGTTATCCTTGACTACGATACCCACATGGTCTACATTCTCGCCACCTGGAAAATCAAAGAACACTATATCTCCTGGCTGAGGCTTCGCACTATCTGCGGCAGACCAGGCACCAGTACCTTGAAACTTTGATACGCCAGCAGGAGTGTAAACCACATCTGGCATGAACTTGAACCCAACCTCATGAGCGCACCACATAATAAAACTTCCGCACCAAGGCAAGAAGTTCTTCTTGGTAAAAGCACCGTACTTAGTCTCGTTATCCTTTGGGCCTTCTACTGTCCCAATTTCAGCGCGGGCTTTGGCTACAAAGTCTTCGCGTATTCCCACGTTAGCCTCTTTCAATAAGGATTGAGTAAATCTCATCTACACGCTTCTCGAGTCTATTAACTTGGTCCTTTACAGAACTGCCACCGTTAGGTCTCAATTCATTAAGATAATGGATTACAATCCATCGAAGCAAGGCTAGGAATCCTCCAAGGATTGTGAGAGTAGATACTATAAGTGCTGCCCATTTGTCGGGTGTCATTTGCGCTCCTGAGAGTTATAAGGTTCGAATGGTTGCCATTAAAATACCACCGAAGCCAGAGAATCTTTTATCAGATGGTGTTGTATTGATGAATTGCAGTTGTTCAATAATACCAAGGTATGACTCTCCAGTACGGAAATCTTCAATCCTGATGGTATCTCCATTATTTTCAATTGCTTCAAGCAGTTGCAAACGGTCATAGGCTGAACCTTCATGACCAACCTGGTTTCCAAATGAATCTTTTTCTTTGTCAAAGCAAGCAAGCGGGTATGTAATTATACGCTGACGAGCAATTGCTGGAAGGGATTTTAGTTGGTAGCCAGAAAAAGTAGGACCCTTAGTTGAGTCTGTAGATAGACGCTTCAAGGTGAACTTAAAGGAGAGAGACTGCTGCGCTCCAGTAGGATAGGTTACGCTAACCTCTGGAGTAAAGTCACCCTCTGCAAAACTACCAATGGTATAATTGCTATCAGTTGAATCAATAGATTCGATATTTAACCCACCGTAGGTATTATCTATCTGTGCTTTTAAAGTTTTGAATACTTTGTTTTCAAGTGTTGCATAACGAATCTTGCCAGTTTGGATATATCCTTCAGACATTAAAGTGCTTGCATTTTGGATATAGGTATAACCTACGACAGAACTAGCGTATGTGGTTATATATATAATCTGAGATGTTGAACCAGAAAAAGCGCAACCAGTAGTATTGTGACCTGTAGTTCCAGGATAATATACATCATTAGCATAAGAAAAGCGAAGTTGTTCAATTTCATTACCTAAGTCAA